TAATCTCCACCAATAGCAGTCAGGTGGAATCCTGCCGCGACTGCTGTACCAAACGTAGCGTACACACGGTAACCTGCCGCCAAGCTAATACCCAAAGGCAAGATGATGTCGGGCTGTTCTGCTGTTTCCGAAATAGTTGTTGCAGACAGTGTGCGCTCAAGATACAGCGTGTTGTTGGTTGCTGTTGTCGTTGCAGCGCCGTTGTTGATCCAGATGCGGATAACAGTTTGGACGTTAGTGCCAAGCGCCCTGACCTTGATGAAGTCCAGCCGTGAGCCTTCCACAGCCCCCGCTGTTTCAATCGGGCCATAGATCGTGCCGCTGGTCAGGTCTTTAGTGGTGTTGGCTGTAACACCGGGAGTTGCTGCGTTAGCTGCTGGTCCGCTTACCCAAGCATTGACAGGGACTAACGGAAAAATAGGGTTTGTGTTCTGTGCCATTTACATTGCTCCGATTGACCAAGATTGTAATTTAGGAATAGGGGATGAAGTACCCCCACCACCACCAGTAACAGCAACTGTAACAGCACCGCCCGTGTTTGTCGCTGTAACACCAGCGCCTGTAAAGTTCAAGCTGGTCAATGCTGTTGTCAGTGTTGAGCCTTCATCCTGAACGGTAATGCTTGGGCCTGTGGGTCCGGTTGGTCCTGTCGGACCAGTCAAACCTGTGTCCCCGGTAGGTCCGGTGGGTCCGGTTAAACCTGTTGCCCCGGTCGGGCCTGTGGGTCCGGTTAAACCTGTATCCCCTGTCGGACCTGTTGGGCCAGTTAACCCCGTAGCGCCTGTAGGTCCAGTAGGGCCAGTTAAACCCGTTGCTCCAGTTGGTCCAGTAGGTCCAGCAACGCCTTGTATACCCTGAACGCCTTGTGGTCCAGTAGGGCCAACATCACCTTGTATGCCTTGCGGTCCAGTAGGTCCGGTTGGTCCGGCTACACCCTGAATGCCTTGTGGACCAGTAGGACCAGTAGCACCTTGTATGCCCTGTGGACCTGTAGGTCCGGGAACAGTAGAGACTGCACCTGTCGGGCCTGTCGCACCTGTCGGTCCTGTAGGTCCGATCACACCCGCCGATTGAATAACAACCAGCAAATTTAAGTTGTTGGCAAAGTTTGTAGTTCCAGTGCCGCTAGACGTTACCAATGTAACTGGCAAAGTTACATAGCTATTTGGAACAATGGTGGGAGTTGCTGAGACTTCCCACTTCTGATAGTTGTTTGAGTTATTCTGATCTTGCAGAACAAAACTATCGCCTGTCTTAATAAAAGACAAGAAAATGTCAATATCAATATTGCCCTGCTCAAGATGACTCAAAGTAATCTGTGTGGCAGAAATCTGTGTTGCGTTGTTCCAATACAATTTTCCAGCAGTCGGAACACCAGATGTTAGAGTGGTATCAGCTTGATATTGATAAAAACTAGATGATTGACCATCTGCGCCTGTCGGTCCGGTAGGGCCAGTTGGGCCAGTTGGACCTTGAATGCCTTGTGGACCAGTAGGACCAGTAGCGCCTTGCGAACCAGTTGGGCCAATTGCGCCCGTAGGACCAGTAGCGCCTTGGATACCTTGGATGCCTTGCGGTCCTGTCGGGCCTTGAACACCTTGGATGCCCTGAATGCCTTGAATACCCTGAATGCCTTGTGGTCCTGTTGGGCCAATGTTGCCTTGGATACCTTGCGCCCCCGTAGGACCAGTTGGACCAATAGCGCCAGTTGGACCAGTAGGGCCAATGACAGTAGACGCTGCTCCAGTAGGACCAGTAGCGCCCGTTGGACCTGTAGGGCCAACAACCGTAGAAGCAGCACCCGTTGGGCCAGTAGGACCAGTTGGCCCCGTTGCGCCCACAACACCTCGGTCAATCCTAGCCTCTACGCGAGGCTGTGGGACTACTTCAAGGTTTACGTTGTTTCCGTCAATGACGTTTACAGTTATATTGCTCATAACACGATCACACCATCAGAGCGAACGAGGAACAACAAGAAAATAATCATGTCGTCCGCTGGATTAGCGCCAGAAGCAGGAAAGGAAACCTTTACCCGACCAGAGTAGCCTACGCAATTTTGAGCGTTAATGTCAAGCTGTGGATCGGTTGCCATCAAACCCCATGCGCCAGCGTCAATGACAAGGGTACAAGTGCCAGCAACAGCAGCAATGTTTGTGATTGTCAGAGGAATAGCCGCCGGAGTTGGCGTGTAATCCGCAATGTCAAAGGTCAACCCGTTACGGGTGTCCTGAATGTTGGTGACGTTACGGCGAACAATTTGAGCATCAATGGTTGCGCCCGTAAGGTTGACAGGCAAGCCAAGAGATGTAAAAGACAAGTTCCAATACGTTTGCTGATCCCAAACAAGTTCGCCAGCAAGGATTGGATTGTCGAAGCCACTCACTTGTGCGAGTGCGTTACGAGCGAAAATCGCCATGATAATTCCCTGTTCTCAGGTGGTGACGCTCCCCATGTACTCACAGGGCTACGAGTCTTGTCATGTGTTGATGAGATTATGCCTTATTAGGCAGTTCGTAGCCACATGCAAACAGTGATGTACGGCTGAAGATTTGCATTGGTCGCGCTAGAACCTGTTGCATCAGTTGTAAATGTGTGGTTATGGCTACCAGCTCCTTGAGTCAAATTACTACCACTTGGGTACAAAGAAGCACCACCCCCGCCATAGATACCTCCCGGCGTAGTAGTGATGAATTGCTGGTTGTCTGGTGATAAGTGCTGGTGATTGCCGACAGTGCTTGTTGTGCCTGTGTGAACGTGAGAAACAACAACCGCATCCTTACTACCGCCTGTTTCTTGCAATGTATCAAAAGCTGAATCAGATGTATTTAATCCAACAAGAACACGACCAGCACCAAAAGCTGTCCAAGTTCCAAAACCCAACAATGTTGCAGGATTTGTTGTAACTCCAGCATTGATGTAAATAGAACCAACAGGATAGATGGATGCTGACAAATTGGAAACCGCAGCAGCGACTGACGATGCGCCAGTGCCGCCATTGGCAACAGGTACAGCGTTTACAAGACCATCAGTAGCATCCAATCGACCACTTGAGTCAAGGTTGTTTGCAAGTTGCGCTAAATTAAAGGCTTGGGTCATGTTATGTCCTTATGCTGCGCCATCTCTGGCAAATGTTTGCTGATTCAACAAGGTAAAGTTGTTGTTAAACGCCGTTACCAAATTATAGTTTGATGTGCTTGCCGTGTAATCCAATCCGCTACCTTGAGCAAGCAAAACGCCGTTTGCGTAAATTTCAAGCGCCAAAGGATTGCTTGTAAACGGGTATGTCAATGCGCCGTTTACTGAATACGCCACAGTGTTTGTTACGTTAGAAGCAGGGATGCCAAGGTTGTTCTCTGAGTACATGATAAGCGTCATCTTGCCTGTCACGTTAGCAGGAAAACCCGTAATCGCATTGCCCGACAAGTCATAATCAATCTCACTAAATTGTGTTCCATTAACATACACAGATTCAAAACCATTACGCACAGTCACATCTGAAGGATCAATTGACGATACGTTGACTAGATCGTATGTGTATCGGCTAAACGGCCTGTAAGCAGCACCAGCAGCACGTTGCCTAAACACGCCAAGACCTGCTGTTGCGCCAGAGATAGTGGTTGTAAACGTAATTGTCTTTGTAGACACGTTAACCGACTGAACCGTAAATGTTGTCTGTGTAGATGTTGCGTCTGGTTGTGTCGCAGCAAAACACAACTTGTCACCAGCTTCAATGATTTGGTCTGTGGCATCGTTGTAGACAATAGTGGTTGAGCCGCTTGACGCAATCGTTGTTCCAAGCACCTCATAATATTGACTTGTACTGACTGCTCTCATGTTGTATACAATCACAATCTCACCAACAGCACAAGCAGTGTTCAAAACAACAGTCGTTGTTGTTTCTGTGTATAAAGATGTGTCTAACAAGCAACCATTCTTAAAAACAAGGATGTTGCCAACAACGTGAGTTACAGAGAATGATGTTTGACCTGCTGTAGCAACAAAAACTGATTCTGTGTAAAAGAATTCATCTTGTTCTGTAAAGCCAACTACACGACCATAAATATCAACAGTCAAAGTTGCTGCGTTAAAGGATTTAGAGTAAACGCCAGAACCAAAGTTTAAGAACTTTTCCAATGACACAACCATTGAGCCATTTGTGTTGTTTGTAACGCTTAATAAACCGTCAGCAGAACTAATGGCTGTTGTGCCAGCTTGCGTCAATTGTCCTGTACGCTGGTCAAGATCAATAAAGTTAAAACCATCTTCCAATGCGCCCCATACAGATGAGTCATATACAGAAGTCTCTGTTGGCACAAACGCACCACCCAAGTTGGCAAAGCCAGCATTGCCCACAGCAAAACTAAACTTTCTATTTGATCTGTTGGCAAACAACAAATAATTGTTTGTTTCAAAACTACCTGCGTACCATGTGTAATCAGCAGGGTTTGGGCTACCGTTTGCTGTTGAGTTGTTTAGCAGACCGTAATATGTTTTGTTGCGAGGGTTTGTGCTAAATCCTGATGTGCCTGTTGCATTGTCGGCATAGGCCACAGCAATCCATCGCTCAACATACTGAAAGGTTGTTGGCCTCCAGTTAAACACTGTAGATGCTGGCGAGTATTCGCTGGTAGCAATTGGGTTGACCAAACGAGCAAACAGATACCAATTACCAGCAGGTATTTGAAGGTTAACTGTTGGCAGTGTTTGACCAACAGTAAATGGAACGCCGTTGCTTGGCAGTGATGTAGTGCCGCCAAGGAATCGTTGCGTTGCAGTTGGTGTTGGGAAAGCCGAATACCAAATCTCCGCATACGTTGCAAAACTAGCAGACCCCATAAACGGCTGCACGTTAAAACTAGGAACAGCCGCAGAAGGAAAGCTAGAGGTCACTGTAGGGGCTGGAACAGGACCAAAGAAGGATGGATCAGGCAAGTCTGAATTAGGAGCAGGAACATATTTTGTGATGTCTTGATTGTCATACACTTGTGCGTTGTATTCGTTCAATTCAAACGATGCGCCAAGGTTGCCATCAGGCAAAGATACTTCAGAGACACGCATCACCCTAAACGGCTTGTTTGTCCAGCCGTAAGATGAGTTGGTCACAGTCACCACATCGCCAGCGTCAACTTGAATGCCGACATATGCTGTGCTGAAACTGACAATTAGGTCTTCACGGGCTTGCTCAAGGATTCGCGTTGCAAGGTACTGAGCCTGTACCGAATCGTTGGTCATCGCAAACTGAACAGATTGCTTATTGATCGGCTCGTTGGGATAAAGTAATCCCGCTGGTGTTTCATAGTAAACAAAGTCAGATTGATCGCGGTTTTCACCACTAGGGAACTCGGCTTCAATCTGGTTTACGCTGCTTGTGATGTCGTAAGCACTGACACGAATCTCGCCAACAATAGAGTCATCATCAAACGCATAAGCCACTGAAGACTCTTTGTTGATAACAATACTCCACTTGCCTTGTGCTGCGTTGTACTGGTTCCATGAATCGCACACAATCATGATGGAGTTAATGTTGTTCAGGCATGACTGTCCTGTATCAATAACACCGTTGATGCGATAACGAGGTTGCGTCAAAACTCCTACGCCGGGTTGTGTGTATGGAATTAAGCCATCACTATATGTGTTCAAAGCAGTAGCAGATGCAGAATCCACCAAGTCTGCTGGCATAGCGCCACCGTACTTTTCGTTAGTAATGTAGTCATACCAAACATCTCCCGGCTTTGCTGCGCCTGTACCATTGAGGTAGTGGCTGACAGAATAAGTCAGGGTCTGCATATTTGTTGTTTCTGCTTCACGGTTGTAATTCATTTTTACAATCGCAAAAGCAAGACCGTTCATCTGACGGTTAGTTGCTGACCACCGCAACTCAACAGGCAGGTCAGAGCCACCCATGTATGTCGATGGCAAAGCCGCCCCGTTGACGGAAGTAATGACACCAGCTTCTGTTGATTTATACAAAGCAATAAACAGGTTGCCACTAACCTTAGTGTCTACGTTACCTGCGCTGTCAGTCAAACTAACGACCTTTGTTTGGTCTGTGCCATCAAGAGTAATCCTGCGATCACCCCAATACATATCTGCCAAATCAAAAGAGAACTGACCATTTGGGCTGATGTGCGAAATCGCCAGAACGTAATACATCGTCTTGGCATTAGTGCTAAGAGCAGCATCTACAAACGATCCACCCATGTAAGCGTCACCGTAAACAATAGGAATGCTGTTTGTTGACGATGGTGGAACTTGTTGACGCACGCCGTTGTCTACTGCTTGACTACTGCTTGCATCAGGAGCAAATGCGCGAGACAGCAGTGAAGAAACAGCAAAGTTAATTGCAAAAGCAACTGCCATTTGTCCAGCAGTTAAAGCGACCCCGGTTGCAATGCCGTAGTACGCCGCAACAATCATCGTCCCTACCATATCTATTCCTTCACGAAACTAGCGCCGACAGCTTTATATCCACGCTTTGTGTAATTTATCAATGGCCCATTTGCTGACACTGATGTGTAGGCACAATTTACAACGCCATCAGCAATCAGTTTACTGGCTATCTTGTCGTATTCAATCCACAGCTTGCCACCAACAAGATTGTTTCTGTGTTCGTGATCTACCCACCACAACAACTCATGCAACTCCACAACATCAGGACACCAAATATTGTTCTGCTTAATCGCAATCAGTGTCCCGGTCATGTGCTTATCAATCAAAATAAACCCACGACCATTGATGATGGAGAACAACAATTGCTCAACATGCTTTGGTGAATGTTTTGTCGTGTCGCCTAGAACGTCTACAGGGTACTCTTTTGAGTAAGCCTCTACGAACTCTAGCAATCTTGGAATGTCGTATCTTGTCGCAAGTCGGATCATATGCCGAATCGTCTTTGTGATGGTGCTTGTGTAACTGCTTGACTGCCTGATGTTGGCTCACCACCAAAGTCAAAGTATGACCCTGCAATAGATGGCACACGGTTCATGCTGTTGTCGCCGGGATAGAAGGCTTGCCAAATCTTAGGAGTGGTGCGAACACCACCAACCCTGTTTTCCAAGATCGTGCGAAAGGAAGCACACGACAAGCCTACAGTAGCCACACGGCTTCTGATCTGTTCGTTCCAATCTTCAGTGATGGAATAGTTAGAAACGATGCCCTGATAGCGTTTAAAGAACTGCTGTGTAGGCGTTGTAATGATCTGGTTGTTAGAGTCAAGAAATCCACGCCAAACCTCAATGCGCGACCCTTTAATGTCAGAGCTTAAAACGATAGACACGTTTGTTCCATCAACACCTGTCAATGAAATGCTCAAGTCAGAACTATTGGCTTTGATGTCTCGTTTGATGTCCGACAGTTGCAACAAGCTACCAAGGTTTGTAAAGGTAATTCCACTGACCGTAATAGGTGCAGCAGCATTGCAAAAGGTGTAAGTGTTAGACGGCATTGTTAGCCGAATAAACTCAGCATGTCGAATAGATGAACTATCCAATGCTGTCATTGTCGTACTCATGTAATGTCCTCTCTAAATACAAACGCATCATCCCAATTCACAAGTGCGCTTGATGGATATGGCGTAAGTGTATAGGTCGGGCATCTTTCTGCCAAGACTCTGAATGTGCAATTGTTCCCGCAAGCCACAGCATCACCAGACACAGCAGAACCAATTACGGGTCTATGGATAGACACAGTAGCCGTTGCGCCCGTGTAAGGTACGTCAGCAGTAATTTTGTAGCTGTAGCCACCAATCATTATGAAATCACCAGCCCTAAAAATTGGGCCAGTAGACACAGGCAAGTTAGCCAGAGACAAGGTTTGCGAGTTAGCAGCGGGTGTAGCGCCTAGCGTTACTGTTGTTGGGGTTGTAGCAGCACCACCTTGGTAAGCCGTAAACCACCGCAAGTTTGCGCTGTTAAACACAATCGTTTCTGGCAACTGCCTGTCAAGATTGTCAATCGTTTGAATGATCTGTCGAGAAGTTGCATAAGCCAGATAATTGTGTGGCGTAACAGTAAATACCCACGGCACAGCAGTCAAGTATTGAGCCACACGCATTTGACCAGAGCGACTGACCTGTTGGCCTACCGTCCTGCGGTTGTTAACAGTCATAGATTGTTGAATCTCAAAAATGTCTTGGAATCCGGGCATAGTTATTTACTCCTTTGTGCTGCGCGTCTTGCTTCTGTCCAAGGAACACCTTTTCTAGCCATAGATGCTTTCAATTTTGCCGCATCGGTATGTTTTTTACCTTTGTGACCAAAAGTTGGCGGCTTTCCTTTAGAAGATTCGCTCAATTTTTTCTTGGCCTCATCTGACATTGAACAATCTCTGTTTGCATGAGACGCTCTCATTTTTTGTTTTGTTTCTTCAGAATGTTTTTTACCAAGCATACCTTTTGGACTTTTATAGCCATTGGCATATAGCTCTTTATGCACAATGCTCATCTTTTCTTTTTGTTGTGCAGAAAATTTTTGCCCGGAAGGGCCGTCTCCACCATCTGTCAAGTTGACAAGATTTGCGCCCATGTCTTTAAAGCAAGCAATTAAAAGTTTTTCATGCTCAAAAGCATCGTTTTCATTTTCCCAATTGGCTAGGATTTCCACATCAAAACCATGTTTTTTAGCAATGTTTGACCAATGCTTGTTTCGACCATGCGCCCAAAACGCTCTATTGCCAGAACCTTTGCCAATGTAAAAAGGTTTATTGCTGTCTTTTCGGATGTGCATATATGTGTAAAATGACATCAAGTTCTCCCGAAATTAGTAGACAGGTTTTTGTTGGCGTATTGGTTAGCCGCCCAAATAGTGTTTGAGCTACCAAGCAAACGATCTTCAAACGATTTAACGTCAATTGCGTTGATGTTGTAGTTTGTGACGTTGGTAGTGCTACCCATGTTGTTGACTTGATTGTTGGGAATAATTGTTCCAGAGCCAGAAGGCACAAACAACTCTGGACCACGCTCACCCACCATGTATGGGCTACCTGCGTTTACAGGACCACCAGTGGCTCTTGGCTGTGCCATATAAACATTTTTAAACCATCCATCATTTGAACCGCTACCACTTGTAACTGCTCCAAATGCAAAATTCAGAAATCGCATAGCAGCAGCCTTCATCTGGATTGCAATCAAATCCTGAATGATGCTACGAGCCAAATCCTTCATGCTCAATTTGCCAGTTTTGACAAAATTGTCAATGGCAGAAGACAAACTGCCAAACACAGTGTCAAACACTTGTTGTGTGCGCTGTGCAGACTCTTGCATCACGACAAACATTCGCTCCATTTGCTCTTGCTTGTCAAGTTCACCAGACAAAAAATCCTTATCTGCACTGCCTTCTATTTGTTGACGTTTACGTGCGTACTCAAGAGAAATCCGAGCCAACTTTTGCTCAGTCTCTGTTGCGTAGATCATTTGATATTTCAGGTCAAGAGACTGACGTTGAAATTCAAGTTCACGAGTTTGCGCTTGTGATGTAGTGCGAGCAGCTTCGTTAGCTTTATCTCTTGCAACATTCGCAGCGTTTTTCTCGTCTTCTATTTTTTGACTTTCAGCAAATTCCAACAAAGCATATTTGGTTTTGATTTCACTTTGTTTTTTTGCTGTTTCAATTGCAATTGCAATAGCTTTGTTCTTGTAGATTTCAAGATTCTGTGCTGTTGCACGACCATCTTCTTGCTTATTTTTTTCCAGCATCTCTCTATGAGCTTCAGCAAGCTGATGCTTCATGTCAAGATCAATTTGGATTAGCTCATGAGCGTTTTGTTTTGCAATAGCAAGTTCAGCCGCAGATCGTGACTTTGCCAACTCACTTGCTTTGCTTGTGAGCATCCCTTTGTACTTGTCGTATTCCTCAATCTTTTCCTTGGCAGTGCCAACATCTTTTGCTGATGTTGAACGGTTCTGCAATCGCTGAATTTCGAGCAGGTTTTCTTTAGACGCTTGCAATGAATCCAAGACTTTTCGTAGACCACGGACAAAGCCGCTATCTTCATTGTCTTTGCCAGCAAGTTTTTGTTTAATGCTGTCAATCTGCTTATCCAAAGCCATCATCGTTTCCGATTGCGTTGGGCCAGCAAGCAAAGACTTAAAAGTATCCCAATAGTTACTTACCGATTTGGTTAAAGAATTCCATGCGCCTTCAAGCAATCCAAGCTCTCTGCGTTGTTGCTCAAGTTTTGTGTTCAAAGCGACTGCAACCAATTGTGCAGCCTCTTGTCTCTTACCTGCTTTTTCCAATGCTTCTATTTGCTTGTATTGCTCAAGCGTCAAGAAGTTCATTTCTTTGTTAAGAGCCTTTGCGCCTTCTGCTGTTCCACTCAAGCCGCCTTTGAGTTTTTGCGTTGCTTCTGTCGCAGATACACCAGCAATTTCTGCATAAGTAACAATTGCTTTTGATACAGCGCCAATAGATTCTTCAGTAAATTGACCAGAAGAAATCAAACCCAACAATGCCTCTTTTGCATCAGCAATGCTTGATCTGGTTTGACCAGCTAAAGTGTTTGCTAATTTGACAAACGATTCTTGCGTCATGCCAGAATAGTTGCCACTCAAAGTTAAAGCATCTTTAAGCCTTGCAACATCTTCTGAGGCTTGCCAAGCAGCCAAGCCAACAGCACCAAGCCCAAGAGCGACAGAACCAAGACCAACACTAAATGGAGTAAACAAAGTTCCGATGGCACGGAACATATTGCCCAAGCCACCCATCACATCTTTCAATTGACCACCTTGCTGCAAAATGGCAATAAACGGGCTTTGACCAGACGCAATCTGCGTAAACAAGTCAGTTGTTTGGTAAGTCAGTTGAATCTTTTGCTGCTCGTTTAATTTGAACTGAGCGCCAGCAGCATTCTTTGCTGATGCAGCAACCTTGTCGTAAGCAGCCGCTTGTTGCAACAAGCGATCCTTCATGTCCTTTGTGGCGTTCATGAACTTACCAGAGGTAACTTCACGCTGAATCAATTCTACTTTTGTAAGTATTTTGCCGTAATCTTCTGTGGCATGAGTCAATGCTTTCAACTCACCCGCAGCAGAATTTGTATCTCTGCGAATAGCATTTTTCAGCTTGGCATTTTCCGAAATCGCCTTATCAATAGATGCAGTAAATTCAGCCGTGTCCAAACCAAGGACAACACCAAGTCGGGCAATGTTTTGTGACGCCATTATTTTCTCCTGCGTTCCAGTTTCTTGGCGTAGTCAGTTATGCCAACAGCCAAGGCAGATTTTAGTTCAGTCAACACGTTATTGATGTTCTCTTGCAGCGCAGGACGCAAAAAGGGTTTTGCTGGTCTTTTTGATGTGCCAAATTCGTTAGCCAACGACACAGCACTTTTCTTGACAGACACCACGGCAATTGCACCGTCAGTGTCGTTCACATAATCACTTTGCTTGTCTTTCTCACTTGGAATACGAGCATCAAGACGAATAGTGTCTCTCATGTGAATTGGATTTTTGCTATCCCTTGGTTTGTCACCAACTGGAGCGCGAGTTTTGGCTGTCTGCAAAACCGCATCCATTGCAGATTTGGCGGCAGGGACAAGCGTATTTCTGGCAACTAAATCCCCTCTAAAGCCTTCAGCCATTTGCTTTAGCTGTTGCTCAAACTCAGCAAAGCCTTCTAGCTTGACAGACTTGCTCTCGGGAACATAAGCCATGCTACTCTTTCAGGTAAGCCTCCGAACCCGGTCTGGTAGCCAAGAATGCCATCAATTGCTTGCTGGCTTGCTCTTGCTGTTGTTCCTTTGTCAGCGGCGGGACAATGTATTCGTGCGTTGATGGAAGAACATCTTTCATCGTAAACGGTCTTGTCGTCTTCTGTATTTTCGAGTTTAAGTTACCTGTGGTCAAGGAACTCAGAGCCAATAAAACAGCTTTGTTTCCCAACATACCATCCGACAACATAATCTCAATATTCCGCATATCATCCGCAGGAACATCATCAGGACACCCGCCATGAGCGTAAATGTACGCTCTGGCTTGAAGGCGAATGTCCCAGATTAGTTTTTTCGGGAATCCTTGTATCCGGGCTGAATTGCCTCAGAAATTTTGGCAAGGATTTCCAACTGAACAGCAGTAGGCCATTCAGCTTCAATGTCTTCATAAGTAATTTCATCAAGCGTTCCATTCACGGGAACCAGCAGCCTGATGTATTCAACCATTCGGTTTTCCATCTGCAAGATGGTTTCAACCAATTCTTTGGTAGAACGACCTTCAACAATCACATCGTTATCAGTCACTACAACACCATCAAAAGTGCCAGTGCGAAAAGATGCTGTCATCTTGTCAAAGCGTTTTTGGAATTCGGCTTGATCGAACTTCTCAATACGATCTTGCATAGCATCAAGCTCTTTTGTCAGAGGAACACGAACTTTGAAGTTGTATCCTGCAAGCTCAAAAGACTTGGTACGCAGATTGGGAATTTCGCCAAAGGCAGATGTGAGTTTTGTCATGGTCGTGTTTTAATAATCTTGTGGTAAATAGATTCGTTCAGATTAAAAGCGTATTCCACCACTTCATCTGGAGTCATCTTGTCAGCATGATGTCTTGCAATGTCGTGTGCAAGAGCAATAGCTGTAATTCTCTGTTGTGGAAATCCGAACCAATTTTTAGTTGATTCGGATTGTGCTATCAAAAAGTTTAGAAGGTCGTTACTGTCTTTTACTATCATGTTTTGTTACTCTGTTGTTTTGACTTCTTCAATGACCACCACAGGAGCAGTCATGTTGTACTTCTTCAGCAGGGCCAAAGCAACGGCTTCGGCTGTATCAGGTTTTGCAGTGGCCTTTGCAAGCTCACCAGCGTCAACCACCATGCCACGTGCGACAAGATCAATGTCGCCGTAGCTGGTCACAATTGCTTCAATTGCGTCTGAGACTTTCATCAGTTGTTCGACCAGCCGTACTGGTTGCCTCGCGGATGAATGGTAAACATACATTTAGCTTCAGCGCCGGGAGCAGCGTCAATTTGGAATTGACCCACGCGACCATTGAACGCATAAGCGACAGTGTTTGAACCCTCAACTGCTGCAACCACGAAAGTGCGGTCCACAACACCAGAGTAAGCGTCAGAACGAATCTGCAACAACGCTGTGTCAGCAGGATTCCAAGCAGCCGTAATGGTCATGCTTGTAGGAGCCGCTTGCACAGGAATTTTGTCGCTTTGACGAGAGCCAGCAACACCGAAACTTGCAACAGCATCATCCTGACCAAAAGCAGGAATCGCCTCGACAGGAACAGCAACGCCAGCCGCGCCTGTGCCGCCAGCAGAAGTGCCAACAATGGTGGCAACTTGAGCAGACCAGACAGACAGGTTAGCTGTTGTCAAAGGCGTTGGAGTGGCAGACGATTGCATCCAAAGTGATGCGCTAAATCCGGGTAGAACTTTTGCAGGGATAGACATCTCAACTCCTTATGCGTTGTTAGACCAACCGTACTGGTTGCCACGGGGATGGATCGTGAATGTAGCTTTTGCTTCTGCACCGGGAGCAGAATCAATCTGGAACTGGCCTACACGCCCGTTAAAGGCGTAATAAACGATGTTTGACCCCTCAGTAGCCGAAACTACGAAAGTGCGGTCAATGACCCCAGAATAAGCATCTGCTCGCATCAACAGCAAGTTAATATCGGCAGGATTCCATGCAGCCGTAATGGTCATGGAAGTTGGAGCAGCCTGAACCGGAATTTTGTCGGATTGACGCGAACCAGCCACGCTGAAACTAGCCACAGCATCATCTTGACCAAAAGCAGGGATTGCTTCGACAGGAATCAGGTTGCCGCTAACAGCAAGAGGAGCAACACTGGCGACCAAGGACAACTGTGCAGTAGTCAAAGGAGTAGGTGTGGCTCCGGGTTGTGCGTACAACGCCGCGCTAAAACCGGGGAGAACTTTGTTTGGTAAAGCCATTTTGAGTATCCTTCAAAAGTTGAACAATTGTCTTGTATTACGCAGGAATGTCAATGGTGCAATCTAAGAAGATTTGCGCCATCTTTTCCTCGTCGTTGTAACTGTTGTACAGCCACATGACATCAGCTTTAGAGATGTAAAAGCCTTCTGCTGGACTGCCCAAAATCCCACTATACCCATGCAAGGCTTGCAGAATCTGATTTGAGATTGTAAAACCATCTTCAATCTGTTGAGTGAAAATAGAAATCTGAAATACAGGACGATCAATGCCTTTGTTGCTTTGCTGTGTACCTGTATATACAGGCTGATGCACGTTACGCAGCATCCAAGTAATGAACTTAGGCTGAGTCGCAAAATTGCGGTTAAAAGACGCATACACAGGCACTGGCGTGACAATGTTAGCCAGTTGATACTGGATGGCTTTGCCGTAAACAACAGGATTGAGTTGAGTTGCCATTACACCGCCGTAACTGGATCAGAACGGTAGCACAGGATGATGACGTTCATACGATCATCAGATTCCCGAACATTGTCAATACGCCAATCCTTACCACGCCATGTGATCGAATAGAGGTTTTGGTCATCTACTATTTTTTTCATGTTTGGCGTGTAGTTCAGCGTGAAGTTGGTCAGGTCTTGGTACAGACGATACTTGTCAGCAATCTTCAGGCTGTTAGCAACAGAAGATACCCTTGCCCGTGTCGCAAACCACAATGTCTGAACTGTCGCAGACTCACCAAAATCCGACTTGGTAAAAGTCAGATTGTTGATGTTGATGTTCTCAAAACGAGCGATTGACATTTACATCACCAATGGTTTGTACGAACGCAGCAAGGTGGTCACGCCAAACGGAATGTCTTTCAGCTTAGTCTCTGTCGCATTGGCACGGTTGTTATACAAATGCGTGAGCAACAACAAGCCAGCTTGCTTGATGACAGGGTAAGCAGACAAAGGATTGGCAACAGTTGTGTATTGCACAATGATTGGCGCAGTCATCACCGAATTAACATCAGTGGGCAAGTTGTTCACAATCACTTTGTTGCCAGAGGCATCGTAGTAATAGCTTGAACTTGGCAATGTCATAAACACTGGAGGAAAAGCATCATTCCAGTATCCAACCAAATCAATTGTTACAGCAGCCTGATTTGCATAAAAATTCTGACTGACTTCAGGCAAATCAAAACTAATAGGTGATGCCACAAGGCTCTCAGAACCGTACCAAACGCGATAACTTACCGGGAAGATAGACATTCCCAAGTAGTCTTCAATTGCTTGCCGTGTAGCCAGTTCAAGAGAAGACAAATAAGTGTCTTGGCTCTCGTCTTGGAACAAATTTAGTTGTTGCGTGATTTCATCAAGCGTCAACCAAGCTGTAGAACTATCACGCCCAATCTGTTCAACTTTTGCATAGTTAAACGGATTGCGTGTTTGCGCCCCAAAAGGCGCGGCGTATTGATAGTTGTCAAAGCTCATGTTTAAGTCTCAATTGCACGAACACCAGCAAAAACGTCACGCACAGTAGTGACCATGCGCTTTTCAGCATACATTTGCACAAAGCCGGGAGTGGTTTGCTCCATTGCTTGAATGGTCATTTCTTCCACATCGGCAATCGTCATAAAACGAGGCCAGTTGGCAAGATAGACAGGCTTTGCACCAACAGTTCCGATTGCATCCAAATATGGGTTTGGAATCACAGGAAAACCAAAAACGTGCAGCAAAGAACCCGCTTCAGCAGAGCCAGTTTCAACAAAACTGTATGCGCCGTTTTGGTGAGCATATTTACGCAAAGCACTGATGGCAGATGGCGACATCATCCAAGCCGTACCGGGAAGATTCCAGTATTGACCCGGCAAAACACTTGCCATGTCCACCAGAGTTTCCATGTCCAAGCCAGCAGTGTTGTTAAAGCCCACGGAAGCGATGTTGTGGCGACCGTTGGTGATAGCCGTACCACTTGTACCAAAAGCAGCAGCAGAGCCAGCAACGCCGGGATAGCTGTTAAGGCCACGCAGACCATCAGTTGCACCAGTTGCTGTGGTAGTAGAACCAGCTTGGTCGTTGTTGAGGCCAGCAGATGCGCCTTCGATCTGAGCGAATTCCATCATCAGGTCTTCAACCAACTCAGCATTCAAGCCGTTGACATCGGACAGCACTGCCGAGCGAATAGGCATTTGTGCGGAGATGACGCGAGTTGGCAGTTGCCAGATGCTTGTGTCAATGTTGGGCGAACCGCTGTTGGGGTTGACTGTGTAGCCCCAAGGGTTTGTGCTGTTAGCAGCGTTACCAGTTTTGGCAACAAACTGAACAGCGGAATTTCCGGGTACTTTGATGTTTCGTGCGACTAGGCGAAACGGGTTCGCATAACGCAGCGTAGCAAACGCATCATCAAAGTGAGTGCGACCACCGACATTCAGTCCTGAACCAGTGATAGCAGATGCCTCGCGCAAGTCAATCGTGACTTTATCGCCAGTTTCCAAGGTTTGCTTAAACCCAGACAGGATGCGTTCGGTAATGGTCATATCAGTTCCTAAATTATTGGCACAAAAAGGAGGGGGAATTAACCCCCTCCGATTTATCAGGTAGCTGTACCTGTCGAGCGATAACGCACACCTGCGTTTGGATCGCGCACAGACGTTGCCAAACGCTTCTCACCAAAGAAGGTAATAAAGCCGGGCAATGTCTGGTCATAACGGCGCATGACCATGTTCAAGCGATCCACGATAGTGTGGAAGCGGCTCCAATCAGCAAAGTACATTGGGTACAGGCTGTTAGTGCCAGCAGTGCCAGTTGTGGCTTGGCTAGGAGCGTCCAAATAGCGGTTCATTACAACGTCAAAGCCGAGCATTTGACCGATGATGCCATCGGGGTTCAACGACTCAGTAGAGTTGAAGATCGGACGACCATTAGTGTCTTGCAGACCACGGATGGCTTGGGCCAAGATTGGGCTAACCATAAACTTGGCGTTAGTAGTCCAATACTGCTGTGGCAAAGCGTAGATCAAGTTGATAACGTCTTTGTACTGGATGTTGTTAGCACCCACAGTGTTGGCGTTGGTGGTCAACTGGTCGTAAGTAGCCAGCGAGTGCAGACCGCTTGTAGAACCAGTACCAGAGCTACCAAAAGCAGGAGCAGAAGTTGTACCGCCAGTGTAAGTTGCGTTAGAACCAGCGTACTGATCCAAACCGCGCAAACCGTTAGTACCACCGTAAGGGTTGTTAACGCCTTGAGCAACTTGGTCGTTGTTCTGGATCATGCTGAGTGCCTCGCTCTGCGAGAAGGAGGCGAGCATGTCATCAACAACAACAGCTTCCAAACCATCAATGTCGTCCAGCGCGGCTGTACGGATTGGGAACTGGACGTTCAAGTCTTGCAAAACAATTTGCCAGATAGAAGTGTCTTCAGTTGTAGGAACGCCGTTGTTCTGAATGGCATAGCCCCACTGCTCACCGGGGTTGCCCACGCGAACACGGAACTGATAGGACGAACCATCAGTTGCAACAGTGCGAGAAACACCGCGCATTGGGTTCATCAGACGCAGAGCCGTAAAGGTTGGATCGTAAGCAGTACGACCACCCTTACCATCACCACCACCTGTCAGAGCCGAGGCTTCTTTCAAGTACGCATCCATTTGGGCTTCATCTGCAAAGATTTGCAGTTCTTTTTCCAAACGGTTGTTGCCTTTGTAGAAGCTAGACAGTTGCTCACGCACATGACGGTTCACATCTTGGCGAACAGTTTTTGCAGGAGTGCGAATGAACTCAGGAATCTGAATGGAGGCAACTTTGGCTTCCAGAGCAGACACCATTTCGGTCATTTCAGCTTTGACAGCCTCAACAGCAGCAGGGATTTTGGCTTCAACAGCCGAGATGCCTTCAGCTTGTTTAGCTTCAATGGCATCCAATTTTTCGAGGATAACTTGGGACATGATTTAACCTTTAAGACGTTGGTCAAGGAGTTTAAGAAGTTCACGCTGCTCAAGAGCCGCAAGAATTTCTGCTTCGGTTGCCTCCGCATCAGAATCACTCTGAATTGGCGCATTTTCAATAGGCTCTTTTACAGCATCACGCTGCTCAATTACCGTCTTGAACACAGATGCGGCGGCAACCGACATCTGCTTGGACAGACCTGCATCCCGCAAGGCTTCTTCCAATACTTTCAAATCAGCAGAGCCATCAGGTCGGAAATATTCCAACTTTTTGATTTCTGCTTTCATGTTATTTGGGTACATCACAACGCTAGTTTCGCGCAAACCACCTTTAATGATTTGGAAATAGCCTGACTCATGTGGATCGTCATAATCCTTGTCCATAGAATCACCATTTTCATTAACAAACTGGTATTCGTCAGCATAAGCGCCAACAGAAACCCCGCCAAACATATTGGGGGATTCCTTCATGACTTGATACAAATCAGAGCCAGTTGTGGTGTTGAGATACAAGCGACCAGTAGCGTTCATGCCCTCGTCATCCATCTCAATGCTTGTCCATTCACCAACAGGGATAGCGTCAGCATTGTGGTTGACGTACATGGGAAGTGGTCGGCCCATTTCGGCAAACTCTTTGGCCCATTGCATAAAGCCTTCTGGCTTGTAGTAAAACTTACGACCATCAGCGCCTTCCCGTGCGCCCCAAGTCGTAATGCGAGCCTCAATCTGTCCAGACGGTTCGCCGTTGTTGGCTTTCTCGTTGAGATTGAGCTTGGCTTCGCAGATTAGATTCAATGTCTTCATTGATTGCCCCTAAAGCAATGGATTGGTTATTGTCCTGTATTTTAGGGCGTTGCCCTAGAAGAACAGGCAACTGTTTAGGTCGTTTGACCTGTTTGTGTAATGCTACCAGATATTGTGTATCAGTTTGCATGATATATCAAGTAGTGCCAATATTCATTTTTCTGGTCTGATTACCACCACCGCCACCAGTATCTTGACTGCTTGTGCCGGGTACAGGTTCAGCGTCCTTTGTATCCTTGACCAACTCATTGCCATCTTCTACCGATGGCAAATTCATGTAGTTACGGGCTTCGTTAGGTGTCATGATGCCACCTTTTACGCCAGCAGTGGCAAAGTTCATCTGATCCAAAGGCGCACCCTTCAAGAAATCCTTTGTATCAAATTCGATACACAAAGAAGGATAGCCCTCAAGCAAATGTTGCGTCAACTTCTGTTGAATGTTGACGATTGTCGGGTACATGGTGGTCTTGTAGAACTCATCCAAAGCCGTTTGGCTGTTGTTGAACTTGCCATCATGAATACCAATCATAGAAGGCGGCACACCAAACAAACCGCAGATTCGGCGCATAGTCATGAGCTTCAAAGCGGCTGCGTCAGTGTCCTGCAAGGTCAGCATCTCCAGCTTCTCATACTTCATGCCCTGATCCAGCAACATACCCTGACCCGGCTTGCTTGGGTCACTGGTCTTGCTGCCTGTCATGTTGTTCCACGCCTCTTTCAGACGGGCGGCAATCTCTTTGTATTTGCCATCAGGAATAACCTGATCGGTCACAAACATCCCGCTAGGCTTTGCACCATTCTGCATGACAAAGTTGGCGTACAGGTCAATGTCTTGGTCAAGGCCAACCAATTCAGTCGCCAAAATTGCTTTGTTGAAGCCAGCCGAGCCTTGCCATGCCATTTCCTTGCCGTGCATGACTTGGTAATACTTGAACTCATGGTCTTTGTTAAAACCATAGCTCGGGGTAGACAGTCGGAATGTCGGATAGCGTGTAGGCGTAATGTTCACCGCAATCAGCGTTGAATCCAGCACATACATCTCAAGCGGAGTCTCGGTGGAACTGTTCTGGTCTTTCCTCCACCACAAGGTAAAGGCTTCACCAGACAACTCGTACCACATCAGCCACTGATACCAGAACTCATATTTGCTCTGAAAGTTGTTCGGGTTGCCCAAAAGCCTAGCAACTTGCTTTGCTTTGGCCCTGTCTCGCGCACCAACACCTTCGCCTCTGATGGCATCAACCATTTTGCCATCAGCCATTTCGCAGCAAACTTTGATTGGCAATTGAGCCAAAGCACGGGCTTTTACACCCACACAGGACATGATTGTGCTGTTTCTGGTCAGCACAGACATATCCACCGGGCGACCAGCAGTTGTTGTGCTGGCAGTGGTTACATAAAGGATTTGGGTATTGACACCAGCACGTTTATCGCTTCCTTGATAAACTATGTTGTTGCCGAGGGCTGTCTGACCGAACAATGTATTGCTCTCAGACTGAGTGTTTTTGCGCTTGAAAATGTCAAAAATCGCCATGATTTCCCCTCAATTTCCTACACTTTACCACTCAATTGACCTAAAGCCAAATGATTCGCTGACAAATACGTTATCCAAATGACAGTGCAAAGCCATAATCATGGCAATAATACCGTCCACTTTAGCTGACGGGTCTGCTTCGTTCTTTCTGACCTTCACGTTGCCGTTCACATCAGTGTAAACCTCACAGTTTCCTAGCTGCCAACCAACAAACGGGTTGCCATCATGATGAATTGCCTTCTTCAAAATCAGTTGCTCAGTAGTCTTGGACGGGTTTGACAGCATCGCCATGCCCTGACCAACCTTTTTAACAGGCAAGCCATCAGCGTACAGGTTAGCCACCAAAGCAGCGGCGTTGTACGGGTCATAGGCAATTTCTTTGACGTTGTGCTTCTCGCATTCCTGCTTGATGTAGTTCTGAATCTCAGTCAAGTCAGTCACGTTGCCGGGTGTGAGCCTCAAAATGCCAGTTGAGTGAGCCTGAGAAAAAATACTCTTGTAGTGGTTCGGGATTAGCTCAATCGATTCCTCTGGCAAGAAGAATTGAAACTTGGCATAGAAATTTTCCTCACTGTACCTGTGCAAAGTACAGACAGCGTTCAAATCTCGGGTATGCGCCAAGTCAAACGCAACAAATGTCGATTCTGGTTTGTCAGTCGGGAAAGGCGCAATCGACTCATCCCAATACCTACGGTCAACCCAAGCAGAGTTAGCCGACACATAGATGTTTAGCTGCTTACACAGAAATTCGTTTAGGCTTGCTGGCTTGGCAGACGCTTCTTCAGCCATCTGCTGAATGTGCTGCGTAGTGACAGACACCCCAAGCATCGGGTTCGCTTTGCCCCATACCGCAGGATCAGCCCAATTATCTCCGGGATCAATGCTATAGAGTAGACCAAACCAGCGGAAACTATCAGGAGCAGCGCCACGCAGGACAGTGCGAAAGTGTGAAAGGTCTTCAAAGAACTTGGTTTCCTTGGTGAAGCTGGCAGTTGTTAGATACATCCGCAATGGGTTCTTCCGAGCGCCCATACCAGAGTGCAACACCTCAATTGACTGTCTCTCAGTAATCTGAGCAGCTTCGTCAATCATGGCGCAAGACGGGTTTTTACCGTCACCAGTTTTGCGGTTTTCCCGTGATAGCGCACGGTAGGTAGAAGTCGAGTCACCAGCCTTTTTCAGTTCACTACGGTAGGCAATGAACTTAGCCCCCAACTCAGGCTTCATGTTCTCTACGATTGCCTTGGACGAATCAAAGCAAATGCTCGCCTGATCCCTGTTGGTAGCCAGAGTAAACACTTCAGCACCAGCATCACCAAACTGCAACTCATACAGCGCAATGATGGACGCAATGGTTGTCTTGCCAGATTTTCGAGGCACAAACAAAATGACATCAGTGACATAGCGATATGTGTGGTCTTTCCTGTCTCTGAACCCATAGATAGCCGCCAAGTACATGATTTGGAACGGCTGAAGCTCAATGGATTTCCCGGCATCCGGGCCTTTGACATGGCGGCAAAACTTGACGAATTTGAGGATGTGTTCAGCCTTGGCAGGGACAAACTCGTAAGGCGCATCCTTACGTTCGACCATATCCAAAAACCGTTGGCAAGCTAGTTTGACATCCTCACACGCCTGAATGTCACCCCTAGTTACCGCTACCGCATACTCAAACGCAGGGTTAAGCAGTGGCGAATAACTCATCTACATCACTCACTTTTGCCTTCAACTTTGGACGACCACGGGCCACAAGACCTAGTTCAGCCAGCATCTTGATAGCCTTGTCAGCCATTTCAGTGCGAATCTTGAACCAAGCTGTCACGCCTTCGTTGTTGCCGTACACAGTGACATGGCCTCTCTCGCGGATGTTGATTTCAGCAGCCAGCAAGCTGTCCACCGTGATGACCAGTGCGCCAACCAACAGTTCGTCAGAAGCCGTGAGCGTTCCTGTCGAGGCTTCGACTTCTGCGCGAATGGCAGTCTCAAACGCACCCTTGTCCCAAGTGGACGGGTCGTTTAAGTAGCCGAGAATGTGACGAGGTTTTTTTGCCATAGGGTGAGTTCCTTTTGTCTTGTCCACGCAAGCGTAACACATTCAGGGAATTCCCACAAAATACTCCCCCCTCTTGACTTTGTACCCCTACGGATTCGTCCCCGCGCCTGCTCCTTCGCCAAACCGGGTATTTTTAGTTTCAAAATCGCAGTTTGGTAACCCGCATGTACTACAGTTTGATGCATGAGATGGCTTGGTGATGCACTATTGCAAACCCAAGCATTACAAAACGCTTATTGATGGCTGATGATGGCCTGACATTAGGCAGAAGTAGTTACAGAGTGATAATCTGATAATGAATAATCGATTGCACCATTAACTGTGTAATGTCTGTATATGCCCTTTGATTCAAGGCCTGTTTTAAATGAATGATGGGATTCGCACAGGCTTTGGAATATGTTGGATTTAAAGGCATATTCGCCAATTGCAGACCATGCAAACAGGTGGTCTATATGTTCTGCTTGGGTTATCTGGTTATTTAATAAACAGGCTTGGCAGAGTGGCTGTTTAGTGAGTTGGATAACCCTTTGCTTTTGCCATGCAGCCGTTTTGTAATGGGCATTAAATAAGTGCCTGTCTTGTGTGGTGGTCTTAGGTGGTGAATGCTCCACACAAAAGACGCTGCCTTTGATGGATGGCTGCTTGCATCGGTATTTGCTGCACTGTGCTGGTGGTGATGTGGGCATCTGCAAATTATGCACAGGATATGCACACAAGGCAAAGTTATCCACAAATGTGCAAGATATGGGCCTGACTTATACACAGGTTGTCAGTCTTATATAAGACTCAAAACTGTGGATTGATAGCACTAGCAGTGTGGATAACTTTTTTCAAGGGGTAAGTATGGACAAAGCCCAAAACCTCTCAAAAGGGCTTCTAAGGGCTTCTGTGAGCCTGTGCGAAAAAGAGACAGGAAAACATAATTTTTTGTTGATAACTTGCCCTATATATAGTGCAATAGAGACTCCATCTTTTTTATAGGAGCTTCCACCATGCAACAAGCAGTCATCAAGACAGTGAAACAGGGCGAATACATCAAGCGCAAAGCTGATGCCAAAACTGTCTACATCAAGGGTGCATATGACAGGTCAACCAAAACTTACGAATGCACAGACACCGAAGACATCAATAAGCAGATTTACATTAAGGCAGACAAGCCTGTGTTTATTGGCTTTACTTACTAAGGAGCAGACACCATGAAATATCAACCAGCTTTTAACGTGTGGGCCATGCCTGATGCCTTCTACAAGCACATTCAACCGGGCCAATGGGTCTATGCGGGATCGAAAGACAATAAGGGCATCTTCTTGGGTGTCAGGAAGTCAGGCACTGTGGTGGTTGCTTGGTACATGAACGCCAAGGCACATAAGTCATTTAGAGACTACGTGAAGACCCTGCACCATTACGCATCAGGCAAGTAAGGGGCAAACCATGAAAGCCTACAAGCACTTAATAAAACACGCCCTTTCTATGAATTGCACTGTTTCTGTGTGGGATGGTGAGGAGTGGCAAGTTAGAAGGAACAACTGTTACAGCTTCATCATTGATGCCATTGAATCAGTGGAAGAAGCACAGTTAAGAATCCGGCAAAAAGATGAAATTATTGGATGGGCTTTGGTGTCTGCCTTTGGCCTTGAAGATGATGAGACAGTGGTAGACCACACTTGCACATCATTTATGGATGAGTGGTCAGAAGTTTATGAATCAACAATCTAAGGAGAAACACAAAATGAAAGACACCATTAAAGACATATTGACTGCGATTGTTTTGGGCCTTGTCCTTTGTGGCTTTGCCCTTGCTTACTTTGACATTCTCACTTATTAACCAACACTGAAAGATAAGACAATGAAAACCACTATTTCACGTTATGACTTTGAACGCGCATTCATTGATGCAGACCGAAAAGAAAACTTTTCTTATGAGGGCTTGGGCTTGCTTTTTGACTATCTTGAAGAATATGAAGAAAGCACAGGAACAGAGATTGAATTGGATGTAATCGCCATATGCTGCGACTACTCCGAAAATAACCCAGATGACATTATTTCAAATTATTCAATTGATGTAGAAGGCTTGGACGATGATGAAAAAATAGAGGCAGTACGTGAATATCTGGAAGAAAACACACAGTTAGTAGGCGAAACCTCTACAGGTTTTGTTTATGCTTGTTTTTAAGGAGATTTGAAAATGAATAACACATATACAGAAGAAGATATTGAATCTATTGTTGAAGAAATGTTTGACAAACTTGATAGGCGATTAATTAGCCACAAAATCACTCAAGAGGAATATGAAGCAGCAGCAATAGAGATAGACAATTTTGCCCAAAAACTTACAGATGAAATGAAGGAGCAGGCAGCATGAGAACAATAGAAACCACAATATATAGATTTGATGAGTTATCAGATGAGGCAAAAGAAAGGGCCATTAGTCACCACATGCAGAATATTGAGTATCCTTGGTTTAGCGAGTGCTTAGACAGCCTTAAAACATTCTGTAGTGAATTTGGAGTGAAAGTTACTGACTACTATTTGTCAGACTGCTACAGGGCATCTATATCCACAGATGCAACACCAAAACATTTTAGAGGCATCAAACTGTCAGGCTTTAACCGAGAGGCCATGCCTACAGGTTTTTGTTTTGATTCTGATTTGAGATATACATTCCATGATGAATTTAAAAGGACAGGTGATGCCTTTTATGCTTTTAATGATGCTTTGCAGACTTTTTTAATATCTGTCAAAAAAGATATTGAATGGCATTATTCTGATGAAGAAGTTACAGAATTAATCCAAATCAATGGTTATGAATTTACAGAAGAAGGGGATATTGCATGAGTTATTTTTCCAATTTAGATACAGCCATTCAGGAAAAAGAACAAGGCAGAGGCAGAGAATCTGTCTATTATGGAGCAATAGGGGTCTGCCTAGAAGATGATGGACAACCCGTCAGGCTTTATGTGGTTGACACCATTTATGCCTGTGGGTCTTTGGATGTTTTCCCATTGGATAAATCAGACCCTGAATATAACAACCCAAGACAGGTAGAGAGTGCAGACTTCTGGTGTCTGGTTTAACTAGATAGACCCAAGAGAATCCGGTCATTGACCGGGTTTTTTTGGGCCTGTTATGTAAGTGAGTGCTCACTTATTGATGTAGGGGTCTACAAGCCATTTTTAGATGGTCAAGCCACTACCCTACAGGCAAGCATAAAACAGGCTGATGTGGGCCTTGTATGGGCTGCTATGGGCCTATGGTCTGTGCTGTGGGCTGCTGCTGGTCTGCCTGTGGCTGTGCCATCAGATAAACCAAGGGTTTACCCTTACGGGTTTTCCCCTACGTAGTAGAGGTTTACCCTGATGTGAAGTGAGTGCTTACACACATGGCCTATGGCTTATATATCGAATGACTAATATAAGGCCAAAAAAAGCCATAAGGCCACTACGCATTTCGGAAAAAAAATTTTGAAGAAAAAAAATTGCCCCGACCAGCAGGGCAAAAAATAGCTTTTTTTTAAAAAGCTCCGCACCAAGGAAAAAAATTTATCCGACTATCTCAAATTTTTTGACCAGATTTGACGGTGGTTTCCAGCCGTTTTCGTCAATTCTGTAGGTCAGCACATCTTTGCTTTGTGCTTTGTAGCCAAAAGCGTATGCGGCTCTAGCGACTTGCAGTGCTTTGGCTTTGGTGTCGAATGGCCCTTGCGAACCCCAATACCAGCCTGATGATTTCTTTGTGAGTGGCATTACTTTAGAAATCTGAGTTTGTATTTGGTGGAATCTGTCAGGTCAAGCAGTTCATCCACGATGTTTTGCAGTTCGCTGTCCTGCGGGAATCCGGGCATCTTGCGATAGCTTTCGATCTGGTCGCAGACGTACTGAACAAGCTCCAGACCATTTTCCCCCAGAAAAAGTGCCTTTTCCGCGAAAATTATTTTGGAATATCGACCTTGGTAGGCTTCGATAAATTTGTCTGCCAGATCATCAAGACCATCGTAAAAGTCACCCAAAGCCATGTGCTGTGAGTAGCTGTCAGTGCCAAGATGGTGGATATGCCCTGCTGTCACGCCATTGAGCAGACACATAGCGAATTCGCCCATGACGTTTTGAGGGGCTTCTTTGATGCTGAATTTCATGGTGGATTCTCCTGCTGTCATTGTATAACCGTAACGTCTTTTGACCTAGAGCGAATCTTGTTGCGGGTTTTTTCAATCATGCGTTCGTATTCTGAGCGACTGATTGATGAACGCTGGAGGTGATGCCACTCTAAAACCTCGTTAATGGCTTTAAGACCTGTTCCTGTGAGCAGCATCTTACCTGTGGCCTCAAATCGCTTGGCGGCGTGTTTAAGCTCAATCTCAGCCATCATAGCGTCAGGCAGTGCTTCTGGCCCTATTCCGCTTCTTGCCATAACTTGACAAATGTTATTCATATCCACCAGTTCTTGCCATGTGTAGACGGTAGCGTTACCTGTTCTCATGGCTTTGATGGCTGCAAGCTCTTTGTCTTTGAGTTGTTTTAAGCAATCGTCTGTTGTGATGGCTGCTCCTGCGATGGCATGACCTACAACGTCAACCAGCTTGTAGATTTTTCTGCGGCACTGCTTTCTCATGTGTTCTTCTCCTTGAGTTTGGCTTGGAAATCTTCGCACTTGCGCTTCCAGCCCCATGTCTCTCTCTGGAAGTACACAGGCGCATAGAAACGTGGCTTGTGCAGCATGGCGCAGATCAGCACCGGCTTTGGCAGTGCTCGCATGGTGGCGTACTTGCACTCGTCGCAGTGCTGGGTTTTCATGTGTTCTTCTCCTTGAGTTTGGCTTCAATGGCTTTGGCGTATTCAAAGTTAACAATGCCAGCACCAAGATTCAAAATGTCTTCTGTTGTCAGCCCAACCCAAGAACGCTGTGCTGCGGGTGGGGTGGCTCTGACCTTCTGTAGCAAAGCAACGCGCTCCATGTCCCAGCCCTTTTGTCTCTCGGCCATCGTGCGGTTGCCGATGTGGTCACATCTCTCTGCGTGATCCATCTGAACTCGAATCATGCCGTCAATCAGCTCTATTTCACGGGCAGTCCACGCCACAGGCTCCTGCACAGGTGCTGGCTGTGCGGGTGGGGTGGCAACACTGCGGGCAAACTTCCGTAAATCATCTGCACTGGCGCGGACAAATGACCCGGCATCAGGCCATACTTTGTGCCACAGAGTTTCGTAACTAGGCTCCTGCACAGGTGCTGAACGGGCTTGCTTGATGTAACGGCGTAACTTATCAATTGCAACGCCATGATTTTGTCCAGTCTCCAGCGCCTCCAGCGCCAAGTCGAGTGCTTCGTCTTTGGTCATAAACAACTCCTCAATGTCAACAGACCAAGCATCAGGACAATGAATCCCAACACAGCCCATACCAACTGCCCATCAGCAGGGGTGGGCTTTTCGTTTTCTAGTTGCTTGCGTATCGGGCAATCTCTGCCTTGCTGACAGTTACCGTATTCATCACAACAGTTCATTTGATAATCCTAAGAAAAGCGCCACAACGAGCGCATCGGTACAAAGGAAGGTCGTTTAACGGCTCCCATAAATGTTTGCATTCGGACATCATGTACCCTTTGTCCCCCAATCAGGCATCTTTTCTTTCGCTGCAAGCGCCTCAAGCTCTACAAACAATTCGTGCAATTCGTGGCTGTTGAATGTGCGGCTGCAATAGCATCCCCAAAAGTAGGCTGCTTCTTCCCACAAGCATTCTTTGAACAATTTGTCCCGCACAAATGCGCCGGGGCTGTTGGGCATATATAGCTTTTGCGGGTCTTCAATCTCGGCTCTCATAGCCGCTGCGATAGCTGTGTAGTTCATGCTTCCCTCGCTTTCAGCATGGCATCAGCAGTGTTGTATGCGTCTTGAGCAATGATTTCGTCAGGGCTAGTGCATGAAGAATCTCGCGACAAAAATGCTTGCATCGCCTTGGCTGCAAAGTAGTCGCGCAGGGTCATGCCGTCGCACGTTGTAACGCTGCGCTCGTAAGGGTCCACCGTAGAAAGTGGAAACGCTGGCCCACCTGTGTTTGTATTGCTCATTTTTGTCCTATCTTGTTGCTGATAACTCTATTATCAAGAAATCCATTCTTTTGCACATAAGGATAAACCCTTGGGTATGGGCACATCGTCAGGCCACAAACCAAGTTGCACCAATTTTTTTACTGTCATGTAATGAGCGAGAAACCACTTTTCTTGACGTTCGTCTTTAGGCAAATCTTTGCCTTGGTCAATCATCATGTGACATTCATGGCAAAGGCTTGCAATTAGGTTGTCATCAGCTTTAATGCCACGACCTTTTCCGCCACCCCAATTAGTGTGTGCCGCCACAACAGTTCCATCTTCAGCGCCACAACGCTGACAAGGGATTAGCCTTGCGTTTTCCAACAGCTTCTTGCTGCGAACGTATTTATGTTTTGGAAACATCATCAATCGTGACTCCATTGGTGTTAGCCCAATACAACAGCCACTCGGTAAAGCTGATGGCTTGCTCTTTAGTGAACCGTCTGCTTTGGTGGCCTAGCTGGACGATGCGTTCGCCATCAATGCTTGGCATGACCTTGCTGATGGTTTTCATTTCGCCACTTTCGTGCGCCCATTGGTCAATTAGGAATCGTTTCCACGACTCTGCTGTCCAGCGACTGCCGTGCAACTGGCTTTGTTTGGCAATCTGACCAATGATGCTGTGCATCAGTTTGTTTTGTTGGTCTGTTCTGATGCTAGGTGTCATTTTTTATTCCAAGTGCTTCTAATGCTGAATTAACACTGTCAACCACAAAATAAGAGCCACCAATCCAAGAATCTCGCCATTTCAATTGATTTTTGTTTAAACCTTTTTTGCCGTAAGTTGTTTTTGGGTTTTTTATTTCTATAAGAATAGTTCTTTGTTGAAATCCTACAATCAAATCTGGAAATCCAGCACCAACATGAGACATATCTAAAACATAAGCGCCAGCTTGTTTTAAAACACTTACAATTTCATTGTGGTTATCGTCTTTTCTACAGCCATAACCTTTTGGCATATTTCTACTCCATGCTTGATTCGTACATTCTTTGCTGCAATACTTTCTATTTTTATGATATGCAGAAAATTCTTTGTTGCACTCAACGCAAGTATAAGAATTTAATTTGCCGTGACCTGTAGAAATAGACCCGTTGGCTTTTCCAGCACACACATTGCTGCAATACTTTGCCTTGTCTCCTGTTTTTTTCCATCCAAAAGTTATGCCGCAGGAACCACAAACCTTGCTCCAATTTTGTCTTCTATAAAGTTCGTTGGGAGTTATGTTTTTAGGCATATGCGTCCTTTGTTTATTTTAAAACGGGGCATCCCCTGCGTCATCACGCTTTTGCTTTTCGTACTCACGAATTTGCTTGCGTGTCCAAGGTGTTGGGCCTGATGGTGGGGGAAAGGGCCAAGTATTCATTCCAGTTCTCCGTCTTGTAGTTGTTTCATATATTTACGAATACGAGCAACAGCGCCCGTACCGTATTGCTTTTCCAACCATTCCATTCTGGCTTGCGTCAGAACTTTTTGCTTGGTCACTTGGTAGGTGCAAAGCAGCACTCTTGCTTCGCCCAACTCAATCATGTACCTGTCGCCAGAGTCTTGAATCTGTCTGCGTGTCATGGGTAAGGCCAAAGTTTAATTAAACCCCACTTCATCTTGGGGTACTTGCGAACAATGTTGGTCTTTTGCAAACACTGAATAGTTGCCCAAACTTGTTTTGTTGTCCAGCAAGTGATTTCTTGAATCTCTTTGCTGGACAGTTCGCCGTGTTCAAGCAGTCGTCTAAGAGCGTAAGTGCGTGTCATTTGATTTCACCATTTTGTTGTGCCAATTTCCAAGTTTCTTGAAGCATCCAACAAATTTTTTCTTCATCATCATCAAACTTTGGCATATCTGTTTTTTGAAGTTCTTCAAGAATAAAGTTAATTAAATTCCAATTCATTTCGCAATACTCCTTCTCAGTGCAGCCATTTTTTCTAATTGTTCGATAGTTGGAGGTACGGCCTTTAATCTGTCTTGCTCAATTTTTACAAGCACTGGATCACGACCTGTATGTTGGGCAGGGACTGTTGTTCGGGCAATGTCAGCAGCTTGTTGGGCAAAAGAAGGCTTTGCACGAATCTTTGCCCAATCCTCCCGAACAGCCTCCATAAACGCCAAGTCCCAATCAAGGTATTGATATCCGTTCATTTTGGCTTTTCGAGTAAAAGCATCAAGATGCTCATCAAGTTTGTCAAAGCCTTTTTGTTTAGCCCACTCTTTGACTCTCTGGCTAACAGAAAAATCATCTGATATTGAAGTCTTGCGCTTGGGTTTAGCAGGCTTGCCCTGCGTCAATTCTTTCTTGTGTTCTGTGTTTTGTGTAATGTGTTCTGTGTTATGTGTAGCATTGCCTTCGGATTGCGTTCGCAATGCGTTCGCATCAACAAATAAGTCTTTGTTTTTGTTAGACTTTTTGTCCCAACGAGCCTTTGCACTCTGACTTGCCTTGCTAGATTTCTCTCCAGCCTTTGCCAATTCCTTGTTAGCACGATGATGAATCCAACCATCTTCAGTGCGCTCAAAATACTCTCGCAATACGACCGCAATGCAATCGCTATGCGAACGCATACGAATCTGTCTTGCAATTTCAGACTCATTCAAAGGGATTGGGCTTTCGTGAAGGTAGTACCAATCAAGCAAACGCCGATAGGTAAGATCTTCCATCTCAGAAAGATGTTCGGTATGGCTTTTGTAGTCGCCAATGTTAAATTGGTAATAGTGCATTAAAGCAACTCCGCAAATCTCCCGGAAGAAACGCACGGCAGGTGGGGAGTTCACTTTTCCCGAGGCTCATGACTTCCTCGGTAGCCGGGTTTCATCAAACTATACCACCACTTACGCTCGGCTGTAAATAGTGATTGGATTGTTGTGGTTGTACTTTTGTTGAGCAATCACAATCTCACGCCTTGACATGAATGACTGCTCTTTGTTGCGCCAATCAAACGCATTGCCTTTGGACTTGACTGTGCCATCTTCCCATATGTCGCTGTGTATGTGTTGCTTTTGTGCAACAAATTCTTTGCCTGTCAATTTGTAGAAGTAGGCGTTTTTGCCGTTGTTTTGCATGACCTTTTTGACCAGCACAATGAACCCTTCAGCAACCAGTGTGTCTCTAATTACAGTCGCAGATACATTAAATTTTGGAGCCAATCGCTTCATGATGTTTCGATGGTTCTTAGGGCCATTTGCAAGTTCATTTAGATAGAAGATTTTGGCTTGTAGCACAGTGTCAGTTCCTTTTTGGTGGTGAGTTCAATAGCCCGAGCCAAGAGTGCAACAGTTGCTGCCTCAAAGTCGCCGGGATCGAAAGTGTACTGTTTGACAGCTTGGATTGCAGTAACGCAAACCTCTTGTGCTGCCACAGTTTCGTGGTGGTCTGGTGTAGTCATACCGCCGAGGTTATCATTGTTGACCTGCTTGTACATAGGGGTAAACACCGATGTTTTTTTTGTTGATGCGTCATAACATGGAGGCTCAACAAGACAGGAGTTCACATGAACACAACATTTTTAACACGGGTTCGCAGCCTGTACTGCATCGATGGTGTGCCAGTTAGCACCCAACGTCACAACTGCCGACAGTGGATTAAATCTATCAGAATTCTTGGCGACAGATGGCTGCTTGCCAAACCAATCAATCGTAAAAGTTAAGGTGTTCAGCCAACCTATTTAATGGCTGTTTTTTAAGGAGAATGAAATGGGCTTTGTAGCTTCGGATAGTGGTGGTGGTAACTTCAAACGTGTGCCTTCTGGCGTTCACATTGGTCGTTGCTATTCGTTAATTGACCTTGGCACTCAGTTGTCTAGCGGTCAATATGGCGAGAAATTGCAGCACAAGATTCGTGTTGCTTGGGAGTTGTTTGGTGAGGATGAGGAAGGCAAGCCTTTGACCGTTGAGTTTGACGGTAAAGAGATGCCCATGACTATCAGCAAGTCATACACATTGTCGCTCAACGAGAAGTCTTCATTGCGTAAAGACTTGCAATCTTGGCGAGGTCGTGAGTTTACAGATGAAGAAGCAAAGGGCTTCGACATTAGCAAACTGATTGGTGCGTACTGCATGGTCAACGTGACGACCAGCGAAACAAACGGCAAGACGTACAGCAACGTGGCTAACTTGACTCCATTGCCAACAGCATTGAAGGCCAGCAAACCATCGGCTGTTCATGAAACAGTTATGTTTGACCTAGACAATCCTGATTGGGCTGTGTTTGATTCTTTCCACGACAAGCTCAAGGATGCTATCAAGCGTAGCCCTGAGTTTGCCAAGGCTGCTGGTCACTCGGTTGCGCCTACTGGTTTTAGTGACGAACCTGATTTCTGACCATGACCAGTCTCTACGAATTAGCAACATCGTTTCGTGAACAACTTGATAACCTGTTTGATCCAGAAACAGGTGAGGCTTTGCCAGCGTTTGACGAGTTCCGAGTCATGCTCGGTAATAAGGCAAACGCTGTCGCTGCCTACGTCTTGAATTGCGAGTCAGATGCTGAACAAGCAAAAGCCGCTATCAAGCGCATTAAAGCCCTTCAAACGGCCTACGAGCGCAAAGCAGAGAAGTTGAGGGATTACCTTGCCGAGAACATGAAAACGGCTGGAATCCACGAAATAAAGGCTGCTGACGGGTCTTTTGTGGTCAAGCTGTATCTTGACCGTGATGAGTCTGTTGTCATTGAGGAAGGTGTTATTTTTCCGATGCACCTCCGCGCTGACCCCAAGCCACCAGAGCCAAGCAAAACCAAGATCAAGAATGCCATTCTTGCTGGTGAGCCTGTAGCTGGTGCTTACATTGTTCGCAAAGATCGTTTGACGATTAAATGATTAACGGGCCTGAAAGCGGATGCTGGCTTCTGGGGATTCCCGGTAGAGCGCACCAGTGCAGCGAGTAAGGCCCACCTTACAAGGACAAGACATGAAACTAAAAGACCTTTTTGGCGGTCATCCGCTTGACCTTTTCCCAAGGGTTAGGAAAGACGATCCCATCACATCGTTTGAAGCAGCAGATTCAGCAAAAGAACTGTCTGCAAAGCATTGGAATATCATTGTCGATTGCTTGAAAGAATACGGGCCGCTTGGCAAAGATGGCATTGCAAGGCTAACGGGTCTTGATGGCAATCAAGTTGCTCGACGCATGAACGAAATGAAAGTTATGGGCATAGTGTTCTTAACTGGCAAAACAGTCAAATCCGATTCTGGTCGTAATGAAAGAGAATGGACAGTATGAAAGAAACACAATCGTTTGGCATGACAGAGTTTGAGGTCATGCAGTGGGCAGAAGCGCGAGGCATCTATGAAAACGGCACAGCATTAGGCCAAGCAAAGAAAACGCTTGAAGAAGCTGGTGAGTTGCTTGCTGCTGTTGCTGCCAATGACCGTAAAGAAATTGCAGATGCGATTGGTGACGTTGTGGTCACACTGGTTAACGTAGCAGTGTTGACCGACATGGATGTTCGTCAATGCTTCTATAACGCTTACAAGGTCATTGAACCACGCAAAGGCTACATGAACAAAAATGGTCAGTTCGTTAAGGAGCAATCATGAGCGCCCTACAACAACAAGTTGGTGGCGACCACTACCGCGCTAAAGGCATCCAGCCTATTGAATACATCCACGCAAATAATTTAGGTTTTTGCGAGGGCAACGTAGTGAAATATGTTACCCGGTGGAAAGACAAAGGTGGCGAATCTGATCTGCGTAAAGCAATTCACTACCTTGAGTTGCTTATTCAGCTAGAAACAGAGCAATCTCAGCCTGACGCCGTTTAACGAGTCCGGGCAGGACTTTGCCACCACCCTTAGTCCAAGCCATAAAAGCCTCCGCAGCGCCCTCCCAATCGCCTCTATTGGCCTTCATTCGGATGGTGCTGCGTTGCAGATTGCCTAGTCCTGCATTAAAGGCAAAAGAGACAAGAGCGTCAAAAGCGCCTTGACGCCCAACCACGCCGGGAACAAGTCGTAGAACACCACGTTCAAAATTTGCGAGGTCAGCCTTGAATATCGTAACCAGTTCTTCTTTTGACCAGACACGGTTGTCTTCTGGTTTAAGTTGATATTCATCACGAATCATCCCGCTATAGGTTTTTGTTCGCACATTAGGCAAACGTAGCTGGTCGCCATACATTGCATGGCCCCACCCAACCGTCCAAATTTTTGCACTGCATTTGTATGGTTTGTTTCGGTAACCCTCAAAATAGTGCATTAAATGAATGCCTTTATCCGAAGTTTTCACTTCTTGCTCCAAGTCCTAGACCCAAACCAAAAGCCCAAAATTCCTCCAAGCATAGCCATTTCATCAGAACTGAAAATGATGTCGGAGTAGCGAATCACATCGTCAATGCTGGTAATGAGTGTTGGGTGATTCCACAGGTAGACAGCCATAAAAGCGTTGATGGCAACCAGTTCCAACACAAAGATGTAGGTCACTGTTGGTCGCACAGTGCCAACATAATTGGACACCCATACGGAAGCCTTGTCCAGCACCTTGGCGTCATGCTCCAGCGCGGCTTCGGTCATTTGCGCTTCAGTCTGCATTGCCACCTGCTCAGTGCGAATTTCTTCAATCTTTGCTTGTGCTGCAAAGCCAGCAGCAGCCAGTTGAAGCTCGCGCTCGGTCTGCATCTGAGCCAGAGCCAGTTCATGTTTCTGGTCAGCCTTGTTCTGAAAGTACTCAAGCAATTTGGGAAGACCGGAGATCAGCAGACCTCCAAGAGTTGAAATAAGTGAAAGCATCAGTTGCCCCTTTTGGTTAGCATTGCGCTGGCAATCTCCAGCATGAATTTGGTTTGCTCAATGTTCTGTGGTGGCTCTGTCCAACCAACAGTGATCTGCCCAACAAACTTATAGCTGTCTGGTGGAACACTTACCCTGCAAGTGTAGGCCACACCCTTCT